GGATGAGGCAATTGGTACTCCTGGATCTACCACCGATAACGCGTTGTCGCGTTGGGACGGCACAGACGGCGGTGCAATCCAGAATTCTGGAGTCACGCTTTCCGATACTGATGCAATGGTCTTCCCAGCCTCCGGGTCAATTTCTAAGCCTTCGCTGCAATCGGGTGCAGAAGCTTATGGAGCAAATGCAGTTGCTGACGCTTTGGACGGTCTGGCTGTTGGTAAGGATGCGACCGTAGGAAATAACGCGTATAATTCGACAGCTATAGGCCAAGGAAGTTCAGTTAGTGCTAGCTCCTTGGATTGTGTGGTAATCGGGCAAGGTTCTACAGTTACAGGTGGAAGTAACGGAAGTTATTGCACGGTTGTGGGTGCCCAAGCAACGGCAGCGCGATTGCGATGCACAATCATCGGTGAAGGGGCTAAAGGCGACGACTTTGACAACACAGTGGTAGGTCAGAGTGCGGCCGTGTTTGCTCCCAGTGCCGGGAGCAATCAAGGCGCTATAGCCATTGGGCATGATGCTGAGATTGGCAACACTGTTCCAGGTGCAGCGAATGGGGCGGCTATCGTTATTGGCACAGACGCAAAAATTGCGCCAGGTGCGGCAAATGCGGTTTCCATAGGCCCAAACGCAAAGGCCAATACTCCGTCCAGCGGTGATAACAATTATGTGATCGCAATTGGCAGTGACGCTTTGGTTAATTATGACAGCGGCGCAGGTTGTACTAGTGCAATTTGCATTGGTCATTCTGCTGCCATCTATGGCGGTGGCGCTCGAGCGGTATGCGTTGGTGAAACGGCTAGTTCATTAGGTGGCGCAAATCAAGTTGTTGTCGGTTACGGGGCTAAGGGTGATGTCGATGACGGGATCGTGTCTGTTGGCCACTATGCTTGGGCGTATCCGGAATTCTCGATAGCAATTGGGTCAACATCTAGAGTTTATGAAGAAGGGGCAGGTGACTCTAGCGGTGCAATTGCGCTTGGAAAAAGTGCGGTCGTCGGTAAGTCTGGCACGCCCGAGGCTGGGTGTGGTGGTGCGATTGCGATCGGTTTGAACAGTTTGGTTAATTATGGATCAATAGGATCTATTGGCATTGGTGCTGGGTGCAATGTTTCTCATAGTTGTTTGAATACTGTTGCCCTTGGGGCTGGCGTTTCCGTATCTAGTGGTTCTGAAGATTGTACCGTCGTCGGGCAAGGCGCAACTGTGACAGGAGGCGTTGACCGGTGCACGATCTTGGGTAAAGGCGTTAGTTCGGCATCGGCTGATGTTGTCGCGATAGGGTACGGATCAACCGTTTCTGCTGGGGCTCAGGAGTCGGTTGTCGTTGGCTCTGGGCTTACTTGTGAGGAAGGTAGGTCTGTATTAATTGGGCTGGATTGTACAATCCACAACACAACGGCTGGCGATAGCTTCAATTCTATATTGATTGGCAGTTACTCTTCTATCGCATCGGGTGGGGCTAACGGTTGCGACGCGGCAATCGGAATAGGCTCTTCTGTCAGCATAGGTGATGGCTGTTTGAATACGATTTGTATTGGAGCCAATGCAACGGCTGATGCAGGGTGTTACGGATCGGTAATCATCGGGCAGGGCGCTGACGGGAACCAATATTTCCGTTCGGTCGTTATCGGCCAGGTGGCAGATAGCCTGGGGAACAACGCAACGGTTGTAGGCTGGCAAGCTCAGGCCGGTGCATTGGCTGTTGCGCTTGGATACAGAGCAGCAGTGGCGCAAGCTGCGTCATCTGGGATAGCGATTGGCCGAGATTCATTATCTGACGGTGGCATAGCTTTGGGCTCTATTGCTAAGGCATTAACAAACAGTTCGATAGCGATAGGGTCCAACACTACAATCAATAGCGCGATTTCAGGAGATAGTGATTCAGCCATTGCTATCGGGACTAATTCTGTAATTGGCGGAAGTGGTGAAGCTGGGTGTGGTGCTGCAATTTGTATCGGCTTCAGCGCTAGCGTGGCGCCATCTGCGGAAGACGCAGTATGTATGGGTGCATCAGCTTCGGCCGCGACCACGGCTAACGCCGCTATCTCGGTCGGTAGCAACGCAGCCGCAGCCGATACTGGTCAGGTAATCATAGGCACCGGCGCAATCGGTGGATCGGCTGGTGAATACGGGGTGGCGCTTGGTGGCTCTGCTAGAGCTGATGGCAACCAAGGAACTTGCGTAGGTTATCAGGCTAGGGTTGATAACGATTATGGCGTTGCCGTGGGTCCTCTCAACCCAAGAGTCGAGGCGGACTTTGGGGTAGCGTTAGGCGCTAACGCTCGGGTCTTAATTGGTCATACGGAGGCGATAGCTATAGGGCGCAGCTCGCGGTCTACAGCGGCACATCGCTGCACTATTGGCACGGTTAGCGGCTCGCAGGCCAAAGAGTTGCAAATTGGCCTCGGCTTAGCGGTCTGGGGAGCAACGCCGCCTGCGTCGCAACCAACCAAAATCAGTGATCCAACTGATTTAGCGTCAGCGTTGACCGCTATAGCGTCAATTATTGATGTATTAGAAGGCGCTGGGTTATCCAGTGCGACATAGAAAGGGACGTCATGAGTAAAGAAAAAATCGTGGAAGCTTTGAAATCGGTAAAGGGTGAGAACCTTCCCAAGATCGATCCAGAAATTCTGGAGCTACTCGTCACGCTCAAAGAAAAAGCGTTGATGCTTTCAATGGAGGCTCAAGAAGCGGACCTAGCTTTCCGTCGACACGTGGCAGGAGCGTGCAAGCAAAAAGGGGCGCCGATTGATCGGTCTATCGTGTGTCTCGGTTGTGGATCGATTAGACCGGTACAAACCGAACGTTGCCCCAATTGCGTGGGGTAAATGGAGTAGGAGCGGGCTCCATTGGATAGAGGTTGATCAATGTCGACTTACCGTCATGGGAAAGAAGCTGATGCCGTCCTACTCCTACAGCTGGCCGATCCGGCATCTCGAGATCCGGTGACTGACGCAACGCCAGAGGTTCAAATCCGTAGGTATCGGCACAGTCATACGGGAGCTCTTCTGGACGGCTGGTACTGGGACGGCGCCACGTTCACGCCTACTCCCACGTGGCTGACCATGGCGGAATTCGACGCCACCAACACCCCAGGCTTGTACCTGTATCATTTTGAACAAAGCCTGGTGAGCGCCAACTACATCTACTTGGCCTATGTACGCCACACGTCAGTCCCCAAGGGCTTTGACGTCGAGCAGCACATTTTTACGGACGAAATCACGATTTTTTCTGGAACTCCAGCGGTCCCCATCGCCCCAGACGATACGGTTATGGGCAAGCTTGCCGCCATGGAGCTTTCAACCGGGGCCGTGGCTCTAGCGAACGCGGATGCCGTCTGGGACGAACCGATCGCGGAGCATGCGACTCCAGGGAGCACGGGAGCAGCGCTCAACCAATGCGCTGGCGGCGTGGGTGCCTATCAAATCGATCTTTCGGTGGTTGACGACGCGACGAGTGATCCCCTCCCAGGGGCTCAGGTCGATATCTACCGGTCAGATGATTCGTTTCTCGCGAGAGTCTGGACGGATATCAACGGGGAGCGCTCGGTTGGTCTGGATTTGGGTGCCTACAATCTCATCGTGTTCGCGAGCGGGTACAACTTCACGGTGCCCACACCGTTGGCGGTCACGGCGAACGCCCCCTTCGAGATCCGGGGGACATCCGTAGTGCCACCCCCAGCCGGTCCAGATTATTGCGTGATTTATGGGACGGTGCGTAATGTAGCAGGCGACCCCATCGTGAACGCATGCGTTGAGGCCTATTCGATCGTGCCCCAGGTGGTTGGCGGCGTGCAACAGAGTGAGCAGATTGCGTCCGTGAACACGGATGTCAACGGTCAGTTTACCATGCCGCTGTTGCGTAACACTGTGGTCCGGTTCATCATCGAGTCGACTGGAGTGGATGAGATCAGAACGGTGCCAGACGCGGATACGCAGGACATCGCAACGTGGACGGCGCCATAGGAGTATAGACGTGTCGTTACAGTCCCGCACCAGCAGACTCACTCCTGGAACCTGGATTGCTTTGGTGGGGGCCTTTTTGGGTGTTTCTGCTGCTGTAACCGGTAGTTACACGTACGTTTTTGCGACAAAAGGGGAGTTGAAAAGGGTCGAGCTGAAACAGGCGGATAAGGCGGACCAAAAGCTGAACGAATGGAGGTTGAAAACTCTGGAAATCCAGGTGGATAATCTGGAAATGCGGATGCAGCGGATGGACCGAAATATCGTGACGCTATTGGAGCGGTTCCGTTTGGAACCGGACCCAGCTCCGGCCTACAAGCCGTTGCCTCAACGCCCAGGGGGGATCCCATGAGCTGCCCAAAGACGCAACCGATTCTGGTCAATATCGAGGTGCCCGACCCCGATGCCGTGTTGGAGAGCTACAACCAGATCCAAATTTTTCGGAGCGTGACCGATTCCGGTGGTCCGTACAAAGAGATCACGGGGCCGGGAACGCGTATCACGGTTGAACCTTGCTTGACTGAGTACCAATACGAGGACGAAGCGGGATCTCCAGACTTTTGGTACAAATTTCGGTTCTTCAACGCCCTCAGTTTGGCGGTAGACGTCTTTTCGGAGCCACAGCCGGGGGAGCTCGATCCCGCGCTAAGCATCATCAGTATCGAGGAACTCAAGACCTACTACTTGTTCGGCCTGGACCTCACCAACGACCTCGGCGAGGAATATCCAGATTCCTTGTTCGCTTTCTGGATCCGAAATGCGGTCGATTGGCTGGAGAGAAAGCTTGATATCCCAATTCTGCCGGTGACGATCGATGAGGAGCGGCACGACTACTACCGAGACGACTACGACAAGTACATCTATATCCAGCTGAACCGGTATCCGTTGATCTCGGTCGAAGAGGTCAAAATGGTGCTGCCGGGGGAACAGGTCGTCCAGACTTTTGATCAAAACTGGCTGCATCCAGAAAGACATTCTGGACAGCTACAACTTGTCCCGGGCACAGGTACGGCGGGCTCGATCCTGCTCGGGGCCAGCGGGGCGTGGTTACCGCTGATCTACGGGAACAACCGGTTCATCCCAGACGTTTTCCGGGTGAAATACACAGCCGGTTTCGGGCGGCCACCGCCTTCAGGTTGCAGCACGTCGATATCGTATTCGGACCCCCAGCTGGACAAGGTACCGGCGATCATCGGTGAGTTGGTCGGGAAGGTGGCGGCATTCGGTCCGTTAAATATCGCGGGCGATTTGCTGGGTGGTGCGGGAATTGCATCGCAAAGTATCTCAATAGACGGACTTTCGCAAAATTTCAACACAACGTCAAGTGCGACAAGCGCGGGCTACGGCGCACGGCTCATCCAATACAATAAAGAGATAAAAGACCAAATTCCTACATTGTACCGTCATTTCCACGGTAACCGGGTGATTGCGGTTTGACATGGCGACGCTGAGACCAAAAGCGGGGGCCATTGGGCTCCTAGAAGGCCAGAAGGAAGCCGGCAAGCGGGTTGACTTTAAGCCGGATGACTTCGTGTTGCTCGTTGAGACAAAGGGTTACCGTCTAGCTTGGTCGAGGACAGCTTATTGTCCATGTCAACCCATCAACAGTCAGACCGAGCAGCCAGACCCCACGTGTGCCCTGTGTGAAGGCTCAGGGTGGGTACGGTTTCGTCCCGAGGCGGCGGTCACCAACGTAGGCACCATTGGGGAGCTCGACGACCTCCAGCAGGCCATCGTGGACGACAACGCCGCAGTGATCCGTGGTATCATGACGTCCATTACGAATACCAAGGTGCCATACGACCAGGTTTTGCCGAGGCTAGAAGGCATGTTGCAAGTAACGACGCGGCATGAAAACAAGCTTGGCTATTACGACCGGTTGGTAAACCTGGATTCGACCATCATTTACGCGCAGGTGTACGATTACGAGGGCGAGGGCGAGACGTCGTTGCGTTACCCCGTGCGGTACGTCAACTTGCTCCAGAGCACGGCGAAGACTTTTCTCGAAGTCTCGACCAGCAACCCAAACGGTGATTACCGGCTCGTTTCTGGAAAAATCGTTTGGGAGTCTGGAAAGGCTCCACCCAACGGAACGCGGCTAGCGGTGCATTACCTCACGCATCCGACCTGGCGTGTGATCGAGCATCCGCATGCAATGCGCACCACCCCCGTGAAGTACAAAACCACAAGCGCGGTCGGTGACCCCGAGTCACTCCCAGTCCAGGGGGTCTGCAAACTGGAGTTCATGCTATGAGCGTGGAAATACTAAACCTGGACAAGATCATTCCGCAGGGCTTGATGGACATGTACAGTCCGAAGCTCGCTGAAATGGTGTTGGGCGATATTGCTGATGGTGCCCGAAACGAGTGGATCCGGCTCGCTGAAAAAGAGCTCAAGACCACAGCGGAAGACTACACCGGAGGCATCCAACCAGTAGCAATGAAGCAAGGTGCGGCTGTAATCACGTTGGTAGGGGAATTACCGAACGTAATTGAACAAGGCCAAGCGGCGTATGACATGCACGATACGTTGCTTGGGCCTAACGTTCCGATCTCACCCCCAGGCGAGTTCGGGAAGCATCTAAAAATCGATCCGAAAACGTTCAAAACCGGATATTATCGAGCGATTCCGTTTCGGCATGCTACGCCTGGGACGAAAAAGAAGCCACGGGGCGGTGCTGTCGGCGTTGAGATGGGAAAGGCTTACGCCGGACATAGAGAGGTGGAAGACGCTAAAGCACTGGGCAAGAAGGTTTATGGCAAAGCAAAACGACTCAAGGGCACAGTTAGTGATCCATATGGCAAGACGACCTACGGCGGTCGACTGCCTGAGGGGTTGGCGCCGAAACTAAAACCTCACCACAAGACGGACATTTACGCGGGTATGATCCGAGAGCGTAAAACGTACGAGAAAGCAAGGCAAAGCCAGTATATGACTTTCAGAATGATTTCCACGGGTAGCCCAGGTTGGCGGCGTAAAAGGACAGAGGGTAAGTTTTTCGCGGCTAAGGTCAGCAAATACGTTGAGAAGGTAGCACCCCAGGCGTTTGCTGCTCTGTTGGGGGGTATGGACGAATGATTCAACGGTTACTGTATCAGCAGTTGAAAGACGGCATTCAGATTATTCTGGATGACCTGACAATTCTGGATCAGCTTTTCGTTGACCTGTTCGAGTTGACGCAAGCAGAAACCGACAAGATCAAGACGGCGTTTACGACGCAAACCCCGCACGTGATTCACGGATACGCAAGGTCAGAATCCGATTTCCCCTTATACTCAGTGGTACTGGGAAATGAAGCGGAAAGCGATACTTATCTATCCGATGACGCGGGCATGATCGATGATCCAGAAAACCCGCTTTTCGGCACAGACGCGTATTCCTCGATTTGGGACAGCGAATTTCACATTTTGTGCTACACTGAGCATCCAGATTTGACTCTGTACTATTACGAAATAGCAAAATCGATTTTGATATCATCCGATTTCACGTCTTGGGGTGTGGTCGACTACAGTATGTCTGGATTAGACTTGATGCCGGACCCCAGGTATATTCCAGAACATCTGTTTGTCCGGCAGATAAATTTCGATGCCAAGTACGAATTTTTGCGACTGGGGCAAGGTAGCAGGCTCGGCAAAGCGTGGAAGGTCCGAGGGATTCACATTGACAAGTCTGGAAGTCCTAGCGATGTTGGAGGCGTGAAAACGCTGGTGTACCCTGCGGGAATTCTGGAAGAAGAGGAAGGGTAAGCATGGCGAAACGAAAGAAGATCGAGGTTCCAGAAATTCTGGATGACTCACAGGACGAAACCGCGTCTCCACAAACGGACGAGGTGAAACCGGAAGTGGCTGCTCGCGAACCGTCAGAGCTTTTTGGGACGGTAGATCCAAAGGAGATGTTATTGGTGGCCCCGAAAGAATCTCCAAAAGAAGTTCCGAAGGCTGACGGGTTGCCGAAGGTAGCTTTGCGCGTTTTCATCGCTTCAGGTGGTATCCGTTGGGATCAGATGGCGGGGTTCAAATATTATGCTACACGTTTGAAGATGGGGCCGCTTTCGATCCCGGAGTGGCGTGCTGCTTTCAACAAGTTCATGAAACGTCCAGTATGATCTAGGAGGAATGTCAAGTGGCCACATCAGTCTTTTTTAACGGAAGGGTCATCTCGGTTCCAGGAAGCTACTCTGAGGTGGACGCCTCGGGGCTCGAAACGGTTGGGCTAGGTGCGGCAGGCATTGTAGCTCTGGTCGGCACTGTTGAAGGCGGTCGACCGGTTTCCGATATCGAGGAGGTCAAAGATTTTATTCGGGTGAAAAAACCTGAACAGGCCAACACGTTTTTCCGGAGTGGCGATATCAAAGAGGCCATTCCGATGTTGTTCGCCCCAGGCAAAGACCCGAATATCTTGGGCGGTGCGGTCGAAGTAGTGGTGATGAAGACCAATCCTGCGACAAAAAGCACAGGCGCCTTTTCCAATGCGCAAGGGCCAGCGTTGGAGGTGGAAAGCCTCGATTATGGCGCTTTCACGGAACAGATCAACGTCAGCATTGCAGATGGCACCACCCAAGGGAAGCTGCTGACCATCATCTTTGAAGACCAGATCGAATCGGTGGACGACCTAGGAGGTGACGACTTCTTCAATTTGAAATACGTCAAGCCTACAAACGGTTGGGACACCATGACCGCAGAGGTGTTGGCCGGTGGTATCGTCCAGACCAACGCTACACGGGATGTGGGTGGTCTTGACGGTGACGTAGGCACCCCAGCCGGAGCGGTGGCGGTTGATGTTGTCAGCACCAGTGGTGCTGACATAGGTCAGGTGGTGACGGTCTACGGTCTAGATGGGTCAGGTGATCCACAAAAAGAAACCTTCGTGCTCAACGGCACCACGGCTCAGGTCGGTTCTCAGATCTGGGGGGCTGGGGACGTGCTCGGCGTGAAGGTGGATGGTACGATTGCGGGCACGGTGACCGTGGAGCCTACAGGCGGTGGCGCGGCAATCTTCAGCCTGGCGCCAGCCGCAGACCCGGTCAAAGGCTTGGTGCGTGGTGTGGCCATGTTTGGCGCCAGCGTGGTCAGTTTGGTGGCCGATGGGGCAACCGTCAAAGACGTGATCCTGGTGGGCACCAATTTGTCTGGCGCCCAGATTCTGGAAAAGGTGACGCTGACGGGCGCGGTCGGGGTGGACAGCACGGGGGTCTTCGCCACTATTACGGCCATCGTGCTCGGGGATGTCGAGGCGGCGCGGACCATCACAGCATCCGCAACGGCGGTAAAGCCCACCCCAGCCGTCCACAACACGATCGTGAAAGTTCGAGACTACTATAACGCGCGGCAGGTGATCCAAGGCGTTACGGTCTACGGCTTCGTTTTCACGCTCGTGACCGGAAAAACCAGCTTTGATCCGGCAAATCTGGATGTCACGGTGAGCGCGGTGAATTGCCTTAGCCCAGCAGATCCAGGATTTAAGGCGGATTTGTGGGCCATGGTAGATTGGATCAATCAAAATAGCGTGCTTATGTCGGCCACAGCAGTGAGCGGCGCAAGTGGGGGAGCTGTCGACAATACGGCGGCTCCGGTCTTTTTGACTGGGGGTACAGAGGGGACAGCCCAATTTTTGGATTACCAGACGGCGCTCAATCTGCTCAAAAAGACGCGCGTGAACAGCATTGTGGTGCTCACGGGTGATCCAGCGGTTCACGCGGCCCTAGACGCGCACTGCGCGTACATGGGCGGGATCGGGCGCAGCGAACGTGATGGCTTCGTTGGGTTGCTCAACGCGGGTTTAACGGACGTCCCCACCAAGGACGAGGCCAAATCCCAGATTGTGGACCTCAACACGAGGCATATCCGAGCCTTCGCCCAGGCGATTGAGCGGTTCAACACGGTGGGCGAGCGACAAGAATTTTTGCCACCCTTCCACGCGTGCATTGCTGCGGGTATGCAGGCGGGCTCAGCGGTCGGTGAAAGCCTGACCTACAAATTTGCCAACGTTGTTGGGTTCCGGCAGCACAACACGTGGAATCCCACGGATGACGCCGAGGAGATGATTCAGGCGGGTCTGATGTTCATGGAGGACGTCGAGGGAGTAGGTCGGCGTTTTGTTCGAAATATCACCACCCACTTGTCCAGCAACAACATTGCCTACATCGAAGGGAGTGTAAACGAAGCGGTCAACTTCGCCACATTCAATTTCCGCACCAACATGGAATTTGCGGTGGGCCGGAAGGGCTTTGCGGGTACCATCACGGCGACGCAGGGTATTGCCATCGGGACGTTGGGGCTCTTGGTGGATGCGCAGGTTCTGACCACGTGGCGAAGTTTACAAATTGAGTTAATTGTTGATGTTATGGAAATTGGTGTTGAGATCGCCCCTGTGATTCCTATAAATTTCGTAAAATCAACAATTCACCTTGTAACGGTGGCACAAACAGCGGCAGCATAAAAAGCCGATAGCAGGAGAACGCAAGTGGCTGAAAAAGGAAGACTTTTTACTGGCGCTCGGGCGCGCTTCAGCATCAACGGCGTGAAGGTCGGCTATGCCCGCAACGTGGCCGTGACAGAGGAGATCCAATACGATCCGGTTGAAATTCTGGATAACATCGAGGTCGAAGAATACGTGCCGGTCGCCTATCGGGTGACCTTCACAGCATCGCAATTTCGGATCATCGGCGAAACGGTCAAATCGTTGGGCTACTTCCCGAACGTCGGCCAAAACGTCGAAGAGCATCTGGAAAACATTTTGATCAGCGGCGATTTGACGGCGACCGTCGAGGACACGAAGACCGGAAAGTTGTTCGCGACTTTGGAGCAAGTCAAGGTCGCTTCGCACAACTGGACCATCGATGCGCGCGGTGTGGTCGGGGAGGACCTAACGTTCGTCGCAATTCGCGTCAAAGACGAATCCGAGATTTGAAAAGTTTGACCTCTGATCTTTCTGAATGTATCTATACCTAGACGATTCCATCCATCCAATCTGCGTGCGTACAGCGCACTGCCCGGGAAGCGATGGGGCTTCCCGGGCCGGGCATTGCATTTTTCTTCGCGTTTCGGCTATCACGGTCACCGCAGGTGTTTGGCAGCTTATGATCTAGGTGGTCTGGATCAGACGTTGCCGGCGCCACACTCCGTTTGGCTGGGGGCCTGAACCACCATGCCCCCAGTCTTTTTTCAGCCCGTGACTACCTCACCAGTTGTCTGCCATGGTGAAGCTCAACCTTGAACAGGAGAGCGAACGTGGTGGAAAGCATTGAAGACCGGTTAACGCCGAAGCATTTGATTCTGGAAGCTCCGTCAGATGAGGAGCTCAAGGAGCAAGTGGCCAAGGCGGCCCTTCCAGAAAAACCCGAGGTAGATCCAGACAAACCGGATCCCAGGGGCGAGAAGCGGTACACGTTCCAGATTGAGTACAAAGACGCACGTGGAAAAGTCTGGAAAGGCCAGTTCAGCAACAAAATTCTGAGCATCCACGAACGGCAACAGGTTGGCGTCATGCGCTCCATGTTGAGCGGTGGGCAACCTCTCCCCAGTCTGGATGCGATGACGATGGAGCTGAACCTGATGGTGGCCCATATGGCGTACAGCCTGACAGAGAAACCGGACTGGGCGAGCAACCTGAGAAGTCTGGAGGATCCGGGCGTGCTTCAAGCGATCTACACGGAGGTGGACTCGCACGAGTCATATTTTCTCGGATGGGGAGCGCCTCAAAGCTCGGGCGAAGAAAGCGCTTGATGACGGGTTGGTGCAAATCAAGCGGTGGTGGGTCGAACGTTACAAGCTACCGCCAAACCATGAGCTTTTCTTGAACATGAGCTTGGCCGAGCACACGCAAGAAATGTACGAGGATTTGATGTTCCGGCGTGACGAGATCGAACGAAGTCTGGAAGAAGGAGCTGGTGACAAACAAGCGTTGATGCGACAATTTGCTGCCATCAACAAAGTGATCGAAGGCACGGACGAATCAGAAGATGATCTCTTTGACCAATGGGAGCGTGACCTAGAAGAGGGTCGGATTCCAGATTTGGACGCGATGCCCGGGGGTGACTGATGCCGCGCGAAGTACGGACAGACCTACTGCTATCGATGAAAACCCAGGGCATGGCCCAGGGGCAGCAAGAGACTGCTCGGGTCGCCCGAGAAGCACAAAAAGCCATTGATGCGCAGGTAAAGGGATTCGCGACTTCTGGAAAGTCGATGCAGGCGGTCGAGAAAGAGATCGGACGTCTGGAAGAGACTCTTCAAGGTCTGGCCGTACGTCAGGCGGCAATCAACCGGGAAATGGAGAAGGTCGGCGATACAGGGACCAAGGAATACAAGGCCCTATCGCGAGAGCTGAAGCAAGTCCGGCAAGAAGCTGGACAGGTAACCGGCGCGATTTCGAGTCTGGATCGTGCCTTCCTGAAGGCCAAGGCGTCTCGCCAAGGTTTCGCTCAGGGCCTCATGCAGGGTTTCGCCCCAGGCGTGGCAGGCTACCTTCAGCGTGGCCCGGGCATGCGCCAGCAAATGATGGGAGCGGCTATTGGCGGATTTGCCCGTAGGGGGTTAGGGGCCGTGGGGGGCGGCTTACGGGCGGCCGGGACCTCGTTGACTGGGGGAATGTTCGCAGGTGCTCAAGGTGTAGCGCAAGGTTTGGGCGCCATGCCGCTGGTGGGGGGCATTTTGGGTCCTGCGGCGTCTCGCGCATTAGCGCAGGCTCAGCAACGGATGCAGGCGCAACAGGTCGAGCTCCAGACCATGCCCTTTGTGGGAGGTATCGGGCTGCGTGGTGAGGCGGCGCGCGCGGGTGCGCGGGCGCGAGGAACCATTTCCGATCAGGAAATCGCGGGTCGAGTTGCGCAGGCGGGAACCCTTGGACGGCTTCTGCCTTCCGAGGAGAATTTCGCCCGGGCGAGGAAGGAGATCCAAGCTCAGCGGGGCGCGCGTAGGGAGCAATTGCGTCCCTTCATGGCCGGCAAGATGGGCGGCCCGGTCTTTGGCATGCGGGAAGCAGGGGAACGCCTTGCTGGGGGGCAAGAAGACGAGGGCGCAATAGAACTACGAGCGATGGATCTGGCCGGTAAAGAAGCTGAAGAGAGAGTGCAGCGCGGTTTGCAACGTGAACGTGCAAGCCGTGGTCAACGAGCTCGGCGACGCGTCATGGGCCGGTTAGAGCTTGGGATGGGTACTCAATTCGGCATGGACATCAATGCCGAACGCCAATTTCGGGCTCAGGTGCAGCAGGTCGGCGGGGGTTACGGGGATACCGCACAAGAAGTCAGCATGTCGCGTACCGCTATGGCGGCGCAAACGGCGTTCGGGATAGGCGGCGACATTTCTGGAGCTTTCCTCCAGGCGGGGCGTCGTGGGGGTCTTGTAGGCGCCGAGGGCGGCGCTTCGCGCATGCTTACGGATTCACTTGCGGATGCCATGAAAATGGGTCTGGAAGGGTCTGAGGTCACCGATTACTTGCAGCAGATGGCAGCGGGGATCAGTTCCTGGAAAACGACAGGGATCCCATTCAACAAGCAATCCATGGCCGATATCGCGGGGACGCTGGGCACCATGGGAATGGGCGGCGTGCGCGGGATGGCGGTGGCTGGGGGAGTTTCCAGAGCGGCCGAGCAGCTTTCCAGAACTGGCCCGCAATCGGTGGGCCAGTTGATGATGCTCCAGACATTGGGCGGAATGACTCCCGGCAAGAGCGGGATGGAGGCGATGGAAGAAGCGCTCATCAAGCTCGAAGAGAAGCAGTTCAAGGGTGAGGATTTCAAATTGCTCATGGAACGGCTGACCACGGCCGGGGGAGGTGGCGCCGAAGGGCGGCGCGTAGCTTACGGCGTGTTGAGCAACATGGGGATCAATATCACCCGGGGCGAGTTGAAACGTCTGGATGAGGGTGTGCCGATCCAAACCTGGGAGCAAGAACGCGAACGCCGCATGCAGGGAGAAAAATTGGCCGGAAAGGTGGCACGTGATCCACAGGCGTTGATTAAGGCGGCTGCGGACGCGGTCCCGAATGCTCTGAAAGAACAAGCGCGGCTGACCAACCGACAGATCGCCAACGGCGCAAAACTCATCGACTCAATGTCGCAGTTGGAAGCTGTCGCTCAGAAGATGACCGAGCTGATGACTGAGCTACTTGCTCCGGTATTCAAGAAATTGGGCGTGGTGACTGAAGACCTTTCTGGGAATATCGCGGGCATGCAGGCGCAAGCCAAGAATTGGGTAGAATCAATCGAAACGGGGCCGTAATGCCAGGACGCCAAGACGACTACAGACCTACCCCAGGCTTTCAGGGTTCCGAGACGTCGAGCGTTGAAGTCTGGATTTACAGTCAAGGCGGCGATCGAATCATCTTGACTCCGAGTAACAGGACGCTGGGATTCCAGAAACATCGGTACGGACCAAGAAGCAATACGGAAACAGCGAATTCCTGTTTGACCGGTGTCAGTACGACTAAATCAATAGGTAGCCCGAGCGGTAGTTTCTCATTGACCGCAAAGTCTGCTTTGCCCACGGCTGATTATTTCGATCTTTTTGACCAGATCGTGGATGACGATTGGGTGGACATCGTTTTCAAACGGCATGGGCGCAAATGGCACGTGATGCGTGGGCTTGTGGACGAGATACGCCAGGATACGCGGGTTTCTGGAACTGGGGCCACGGCGATAACCTTCACGATTACGGGAAGGGATTTTGGCAAAGTCTGGGAGCAAACCCCAGTTTGGTTTTCGACACAGGCGGCTGAAAATGTCCATGGACATGTAGCGGCACGGGTTTTTACAACTAAGGTTGACCAAGAAGATAGCAACGTTTCCGGGGATTCCCTGATTCTGCGAAGTCCTGCGGCAGCGGTTCGAGGCTACCTTTTCGGTTTTCTGGAGCAGTTGGAGGGCTTTGGTCGGGCAAACTGGAACCCACCGAAGACGATGCCGAACATAGCAACCGATGACAACGGGTTTCCAAGCTTCATCAACAGTCTATTCTTCAATCTTGCGGGCTTTAGCGATCTTCCGAAGCGAACGTGTATTGACCCCAATTTCATCATGGCCGGCGGTACCCTTTGGGATCTTGCAAAGGAATGGTCGGATCCACTGTTCACGGAGTTGTTCGTTGACCTGTTCGTGCAAGGTAGCCAGGCGTTTCAGGGCGTGGAAGCTCCAATTGATGATACTACGATGACCGTGGTTTTCCGTGATAAGCCTTTTCCGATTGCCAGGGATCCAGAATTCTGGACGGGTTCGAGTGGGAAGGATAGCTACTGGTTTTCCCTTCCAGAATTTATTATCCCACGGGAAGCTATCGTGGGAAAAAGCATTGGCCGAACGGGGTTGGAAAGGTACAACGCGTTTTTCGTCAATTCCCCGCTGTATCAAGAAACCCTGGGCGGTAACGCCATCGATATGGTTGCCCCTCTTTGGAATAAGGACGAGATTTTGCGTCATGGTCTACGTCGCTTTGACGTCAACTCCAAATATGGAGTTCCAGGGACTGACGAGAAAAAGCTGCTAAACCTAGTGGAAGAGCAGCGAGAGATCATCCGTGATTGGTACGTAATGAATCCGTATCTCCGAAACGGGACTATAGAGCTTGGTGTGGGTATGCCTGATATCCGCGTAGGCTCGCGGGCTCGCATACCTGGCGCGAAGTCAAAAGACCAAGACGAAAGTTATTATATTGAAACGGTGAGCCATAATTGGGCGTTCGGGCCTGGGACGAAGACCAGTCTGGGGGTAACACGTGGCTGGCGCGGAACGGATGAATCCTATTTGGATGCGCTGGATCAGCTTAATCGTACCTACGAGATAGAACGTACGGCAAGAGCGTCAGAAGCGGGGAGTTGAGGTTATCATGAGTCAGGCGTTTAAAAGTAGGGTATTGCGCACTGGGACACGGCTTCAATCGGGTATCCCGAAAAAGAATCCGATGCCAAATCCTATTGATGCTACCGGCATGCTTCTGCGCGGCGTTGTCACGGCAACCTACGTGGTGGATGACGAGAACCATCCGCTTGCCGACAAGACGGACGTGGTACCCACGGCGGTCTATTGCGATGTGTTGACCTTCGGCCGGCAATGGCGGTTTCTTCCGAGGTGCATCGTAGCTCAAGAGCGTAGCGGTCTTCATTCTGGACATGTCTGGAAACCTCGGGCTTGTTCAATGACTTTGACCGGTGATCCTGTCGACATGAACGCGGGGACGAATCCCGCAAATCTGGACGGGGATCACGTGTTGGTAGGGTTCATGGATGGCAACTCGAACCAGCCGGTTATCATGCGGGCGTTGCCTCACCCAGCCGCTGACGTGGGAAACGAGGAGTTTGGCGTTGGTCATCGATTGAAGCTGAAAGTGGCAGACGGTGATCCAGACTTTTACAAGCACAATGGCAGCTACTACGGGATCCACAAAAACGGAGATTTCTACATTGATACAACCCACGCGAATGACGGGCAACTACTGGATTCAACAGGTGAATGGGGCCACGAACCGGAACCACCAACGGATGGCAAGGGCTCAGTGGTTTGCGAGCTGCCTCAAGATGCACGTTGGACCGTGAAATTGATGGACATGAGTGACCCGTTGAACCCGGTTCCGGTACTCATCAAAGAAATGACCAAAGACGGGAACGTAGATCTCTACGGCGAAAACTACGTCTATGAGATCACCATCAACGATTTGAGTGATCCAGAAAATCCGGTCCCCATCAGTCTGTTCCGGCTAAAGAAGGATTCTTTCGAAGCCGAAATCGTGGACAAAGCCGTAATGCGTCTGCTCGAAGGCAAATGGGAGGTAGAGCTAGACGATTTGACCAAACGAATTATCGTTACCCCCAGTCTGATCGAGCTCGGAGCAGAAGGCGCTAGCGATAAAGCGGTTTTACATTCATTGGTTCAAGCTGAATTGGATTCAATCTCAGACGCTATTGCTGGGCTCAAAGATGACATCAATAACCATACGCATCCGTTGCCTGAATACATTATACCGTTGATACCGATAAATACGGGACCAGTAAACCCTGCTTCCGATCCTTCGGATGATGGACTCGTGTGCACGACTCCCCCGCTTCAGTCTCTTACCGAGTATTCCCCAGGTGATACGGCTTCATCATTGGTTACAATCGATTCTTAGGGGAAAAGCGTATGGCAATGGACAAGACCGCACTGGTTAACGCTATCAAAGCTGATTTAAAACAACGGCTGTATGATGATTTAAATCCACCAGATTCAGCTACCGTGGATGACTTTGCACCATTGGCAACGGTTTTGGCGGAAGAGATAGCAGGGGCAGTCATTCAGCATATTCTGGATAATGCGGAAACTGATCCAGGCGGTGAAGGGATCCTCTAGGAGGTATTGCGATGGCGACTAGCCCGATAGCTTTGGTCCAAGAACGAGTAAGGCAAGAGCTTACCAGTGATTCCAATTTTTTCCGGAAAATGACCTACTATTTTGAGTTGCAAGTCCCTCAAGGGGCAACTCAAGATCAGCGGAACAAATACCTGATCCCTTTGATCATTCCTCCAGAATCCTATTCCATGGAAGAGCCTTTTACGGTCGAAGTCACCCCTACCCAAGGGGGTGGGCTTTACGTTGAGGAAAATGGAATCGTTCAGCGGCCGATCAAGCTTGAAGGCACTACGGGTTTCAAGCCGCGTCCCTACCCTAAAGGCTTTGCTGGAACTCCGGTGATTTCAACAGAAAAGCGGAGTTACAGCCGGATACTACCAACCTTGGTAGAGGGCAATATTTCTGGGCATCGTCATTTTCAATACCTGCAAGACAAGGTTTTCCGGACTTACGCTGATTTGAAGCGTGATCCTGCAACTTCCGAGGAAACGTTTCTATTTTTCCACAACCCAAAAGACGATGAGCATTGGCTCGTTATACCGCAGAAATTTGCTTTGACGCGTTCCTCGGACAAGCCGGTGATGTATCGATACAGTATCGAGCTGCTGGCGGTCGACAAAGCTGCTTCCGTGGATGATGCGTTTTCGGAAGAAAAAGGAATTCTGGACACCATTAAAGACGCTACGGCGATGGTAAAATCTGGATTGGATCTGGCTTCTGGAGCCTTGAATGATCTGACGGCGATTACCTCTGAGATAGCAAACTTCGTGAAAAATTTTGGAAAGATAGTGGACGGCGTGACCTCAATCCTGACCGCAACCAGAAATTTTGCAAATGGGTTGTCGACGCTGATCCAGGTGCCCTATTCGCTGTTGACGTCAACCGTGGAATTACTGGAAGCGGCTGGGGAGGCTATCCAGGCTTTTGAGGACCTTGAGACCGATATCATCCGATTTCCAGCTTCTGTCAGGCAAAAAATGAAGCAGATGGAAGACGGTCTGGACCGGATTGGTACTCATCCAGAAGTCTTCGAGACGCCAGCACAACGGAAGCTGCGTGAAACGCGGAATTCGCAGGAGCTGCTGACGGCGGCAAGCTCGGAAACCATTGCAGCGGCTGAGGCATCAAGCCCACCCCAGACGCTATCGGAGGTCAACGCCTTGGGAACGGCTATCACGCCTGGGGATGTGGAGTCAGCTCGCGGGGAGTTAGGCATTGGTCGGGCAGTAGTGCAATATACCAGTTCGCGCCAAATCGAGATCACGCAAGGCGATACCCTGGTGAACCTGGCGGCTAAATACCTCGGGGATGCCAGATTGTGGCAACAGGTTGCGGTGCTGAATGGGCTGAATCCGCCCTTTATCGATGACTTGGCGTCGTCCCCATTGGATTCAGACGAATCCGTTTTTTCTGGAGTGCTCGGGCGGGGGTCCAAGATCCTGATTCCCAGTTTTGGGACGCCGCCAGAACGCCAACCGCTGTTGCCCGTGCTCGGAGTCGCCAACGAAGAGGATGCCGAAGTACATCTGCTCGGACGGGACCTGAAGCTAGAAATCGTCGGCGGGCGCGACGGTGCGCCTCTATTTGATCTGGCTATCGACGTGGCCGGGGGTTCGGTAGACGCCAAGAAGGTGAGCGGGGTTGCGAATATCAGCCAAGCGTTGCAAAGCCGGGTGCTTACAGAGAAGGGATCCGATATCCTGTTCAAGCGGATGGGATTGGATCGGATCATCGCTCTCAATATCACGCCAGTTGATCTGGAAACGGCGCGGTTTCGGTTCCGTGAATGTCTGGAACAAGATCAGCGCGTAGCGGCAGCGCCACGAATCACATTTGAAGCTGGAACAGAATCTTCCCCAGTCGATGGGGTGGTGATTGACGCGGACGTGGAGCTAAAAGGCTTCAGCCAGAACTACACGGTTCGCTCAGCAATCGGAGGTTAAAGACGATGCCACGATTCACGCCGAAGCGGTACGAACAGATTCTCCCGCAGATGATTGCACGCGTCGTCACGCGTTCCGATATGAGTGACGTTGCGGATTCTGCGGCTGTAAAACACGTGCTGGCGGCAGCTGCTCGGTCTGATGACGAGCAATACTATCAGATGAGTTTGCTGTTGCAGCTGTTTTCGATCGACACGGCGCAAGGAGAAGATCTGGACGAGCGGGCGAAGGATATCCAACCCGCTGTGGTGTCTCGACGACAGGCCACGAAATCGACCGGCGTCGTGGTCTTCTCCCGAGTGGGTACCACGGGAACGGTGTCGATCCCGATCGGTACGAAGGTGAAGACCTCGGATGGCGTCATTTTCGTGACCACAAGTGTCGGAACCATCACACCGACCAGTCCAGAAAAAATTTTTGGACACGGCGTTGGGCGAGACTCAAACGATGTGGCGGTGGTGGCGGATCAGCCTGGGACTTCTGGAAACGTGGTAGCTACTACCATCATCAAGTTTGATACGAAGCCAGCCGGCGTGGACGAGGTGACCAACCAAACGGCGATCATCAACGGTTTGGACAAGGAAACCGATGATGCGTTTCGGAATCGGCTCAAGAATTACGTGGCGTCACTCGCGCGTTGCACGCTGGATGCGCTTGAAGTGGGCGTCATAGGGCAACAGGACCCCACTACGGGGCAAACGATTCTCTTTGCCAAAACCGTGGAGGACATAATTGACCGTGGCGATGTGGTGCTCTACATCGACGATGGGACCGGGGCGGCCGAGGCAGTCGATACGGTGACTGGGGAAAATGTCACTGAAGGTCTTCAGGGGCCTCCCCCAGACTCAGCAGTGGGCGGCGAAGAGCGGCTCTACCTGAACGAGTATCCGATCAAGGAGGTGGACCCCATCACGGTCACCAGCTCCACGCGTGGAGCTCTCACGATCAACGTGGACTACTACCTGAACCCAGCATCCGGGCAAATCAATTTTGATCCACCCTTAGTGACGGCTGAGGTGATTACGGCGAGCTACACGCATTATGTGGGGCTCATCAAACTCGCTCAGACCATTGTGGATGGGGATCCTAACGACCGGATCACCTATCCGGGCCTACGCGCGGCAGGCGTGCTCGTACGCGTACGTACGCCTCAAATCCTACTCCAGACCGTCACCGCGGTGATCACCACGGCCGAGGGATACGAGTTCACGACGACGAGGGATGCAGTTGTGCAAGCGGTAAAGGATTACATCAACAATCTGAGCATTTCGGACGATGTGATCAGAAACAAATTGATTGCCCAAATGATGGGGGTGCCAGGCGTGATCAACGTCTTGGTTTCTTCGCCAGCAGCGGATATTGCAATTCTGGACGACCAGCTGGCACGGACCCAAACCGCAAACATTACGATCACGTGAGGTGAGGCCATGGCGATATCACTTACTAGGATCGATCCAGAAGCCGTTCTTGCGGACGGTGGCGCCAGGCTGATCATTACGGGGGATTTTTCTGGAAAACTGGGGGTACCATTTCGAGTGCACGTGGGGCCGAACGGCGATGACACGGACACGCCCTGTTATTCTGGAATTCGCGGACAGGGGACCGTCATCTATCCGCTGTCCGAAGAGGAAATGTGGTGCTACCTCCCAGTCCTGGCGGTGACAAACGGATCCCCCCATGATGTCTACGTGGAAAATGTGGACACGCCTGCGGAAAATGACGGCTTGGCTGGAGCGTTAGAGGTGCTGCCCGCGCAATTCTATAGCAAGGTTTTTGGGTTGAGAGGCGTTTTTCCTAGGTTCTACCGTATGGGACCACGGAACATGAGGGCGCTGGAGCGATTACCATGACGCAAGGACTTCTAGAAGCCGTTTCTGGAGCCATCGGCGAAGCTGACAACGAAATCGGCGGTTTCGTTCTGACACGGTTGACCGAAGCCATCGGCCCCACGATTGCTTTATCGGCCACCTATACCTGGAACGGTACCACCACGGTGACGACCTCGGACACGTCAGAGGTGGAAATCGGGGATTGGATAAGTCTGGACGCAGACGGGCAACTTTTTCAGATCGTGAACGTCACGTTCAACACGAGCGTAGAAATCGACAATCCCGAAGGTTACGCCATCCCTAGTGGTACCTCGCAATCGTCCAAAGCCCGCAGGACTCTCCCAGTCGAATCGGTTTTGGACTGGGACGAAGAGGGTAGAGCCGGTATTGACGGCGTGTTGTACCGGTACGATTCACGGACAGATACCGAGCTGCAAGGGATCACGCACCTGCGTGGGGGCGTCCTTACGGTTGGCGTGAAAAAGGTTCACAACGTTGAAGCTCCGGTGATGGATCTGAACCGGAATCGATCGGCTATCGAGCTGTTACGGCGGGCGATGCTTGTGGCATACGCCGAAGGCGATGATTTGAACGCGATTGGTCGGAATTTGGGAGTCAATCGGAATCCCTTTTTGGCCAGTGACGATATTTTTCGGCAAATCGTCCAAGCCGTAGCCTACAATCCAAAAGGGACGGTGTTCGGGTTAGAGCTAGCCCTAGACGCGATACTTGGCCCAGGTAATTACGAGATTGTAGAGGACTTGATCACCGACCCGTGCACGGTGTTTATCAGATTTCTGGGTGCGACGCTTACCGAAGAGATTAGCGCTGGAAAAGCCTTCTTGACTGGTCCAGAATATCAGCCGCCTACGTCTAACACGACAATCGAGATTGACAACGAAGTCGTGGAACGTGGTTCAATCGGCGGTGTTCGCTGGAAAGATGAAGACCTTTTGACGGACTGTCGAACGGATTACCCTACGGCAGATCTGATCACGGAATATCCAGGAGATACTCCACACGCTGCTTGGTTTCTCGTAGGGTCTGGCGTCAATTTGGGAGTTGATATTACGCTGACCGGATCAGCGGTTGAATTCACCAATCCTGCGCCTGCGTTCAATATGCTGTTCAGGCGGTTGTTGCGAATCGTGGAAGAATCAGAAGCATCCGTGTCAGCGCTTCTCACTGTTCCTACGGGTGCCACCATTGAAACGCAAATCAACACGGGCCTATCTTTAGATGACGACACGAGGCGTTGTATTGCGGGCGTTTTTGCGGATACAGCCAGCACGTTTAAGGTCGGAATAATCAATTCCTCGTGGGCGTTTGTAGCTGGGGGAGTGCAGCTAAACCGGGATCAATTTTACGCTGTTACCATTCGAAAACGAGGTAACGACTACTGGGAGCTTTACATTGATGGCGCTCTAGTCGAAGAAATCAGCTATACGGGTTCTTGGCCAACGTCTAGCATCCATAATGTCTGTATCGGTCATTTTCGCGTTGGTGCCACTTCCAACAAGTTGCAGATCAAGCAGCTGTCAGCGTGGACCCATACGACCACGGACTATTGGTCGGGGCGTGGGACGGGGAATGTAGCAGTAGGCGGTGATCAACGTTTGGTAGTAAGTACATCCTTTTTCAACGCAGGTGACCTCGGGAAAATTGTTGAGATCAAAAACGCGACAATATTAAAGAACAATGGGCGATTTGAAATCGAAACCGTGTTGAGCTTTCAGATCGTCCAATTGCGTGGCGTTTTGAATTCAAACCTGCAAACACAGTATTTGGGTTCACCGGTACGCGTGGCTGTTCCAGAAACTGGGCAGCTTTTCCAATATCCCGATGACATTGGAAAAAAGCTAGTGATTTCTGGATCCACACTTGGGAATGACGGAACCTATTTCATTGGCGCTCTTCTCCAGTCAGGGACCTTGCAAGATCTTAGCTCTGGAGCTACACCGATTCCGGAAAAAACGAATATCGCTGAGGTAACAGCGGCAAGTTTCGTTCCAGAAACTGGTTTGAACTGGAGGCTTTCCCCATCTTTCACGCTAGAAAGCAATGTCGACTGGGAGATGTCGGACGCTGGTAGTATATCCGGTACTTCGCTTACGCTCCGTCAAGCGTTACCGATCAGCTCGTCACAATGCTATCGCGTTTTGGAGGTGCTCTACAGCAACGTGCTTTCAGCTCAGATATTGCTCAATTCCCTGGTCGAGAACGAAGTCATCCAAGAATTTCCAGACTTGTGGTTCTCATACTATCCGTTTTATCTGTCGGACCCCTTAGGTTACGTACGGTCTTATCTGGAGGCCCTTACGGCGGCAGGCGTAATCCCAGAATTCTTGGTGGTGTAGGAGATAACCATGCCAAACGATCTACTTCGTGCCTACGCAAACGAGCGTGTCGACCTCGTCGACTTCGATTTTTTAGCTGATAGCGGTTTACAGGCCAATATCCGGCAACCGAATGAACAGTTTTTTACGGATCCGTCCGGACAACGTGCTTGGATCATTGACGGTTTTGAAATTGATAATCCGTCTGGAGATCAAGTGCGCGTGTTCAAAGGGCGCGCAATTCTTGGTCAGCGTGAAGGCGCGCTGGTGCACTATGGCGCGTTGACGGTCGAGGGCGACACCGAAAAGATCGTCGACATGAGTACGTTGACCCCAGCCGCGAATTACGGGCTCTACGTGCGTTTTGAATTTGTGGATGGGAATACCAGTTCTAGAATTTTCTGGAATCCGGCTGGGACAGGTACCGAGGTCGCCCAGGCGGTTGCGACTAGGCGTAACGCCAACTGGTCGATCCGTATCGAGCTGACCAATCCGGGTAGCGAATATTTGAAGATCGCAACACTCGATAATACGGGCGTTGGCGTAGCTATCACGGACGAACGGCCTATGTATTTTGAGGGTGAGATCCACAACTCCTACGAAAGCGGGTGGAGCACTGACGGTGGTGGAGGATCAAACGACCGGAACGCAGATCGTCAGCAGTACGGCGTGAAGGATTTCCAGACTTTTACGGCGGCGATGCGTCAATGCTTGGAGGACATCAAGGGTCGAGGACTTCGGCGTTGGTGGGAACGTGATATTGGTGGACTGAACGTCGGATTTGACGCTGACCCTGTAGAGAATAGGGTTGCCGTGGGTGACGGCAACTTCAGCCTGTACTACGATGGGACCGACCCTTTCATCTATTTCGGCGCAGATGATTACCTCCAATTTGATCGGTCGCTTACCGCGTTTTATTTAGCACCGAACAATAATAAATTGTTTCGGGTTGATACATCTGGAACCAGAGTAAACGGGATTGCGATTCATGATACTCTATCGTTGCAACCGGAAACCGATAAAATTCTCATCCATGACGTAAATTTTGGGTTGACCTGGGATGGGACTGATCCAAATTTCCTCTGGGATTCTAGTGATTATACCACGTTTGACCGGTCAGAAAATTTTCTACAGACGTTTATCGCTGGAACGAAAGAACTCCAAGTCGAAGAAGACGGCGTTCGCGTCCGAGGCCTTGCGATCAGTAGCAATAATTCAGTGAATCCTGGTGTTGGTGGTATGTATGTCGGTGATGCGAATTTTGTACTTTATAGCGATGGTAGCGAGCCGTATATCAAGTTTGATGGCGCTATTTCGACTCGTGACGAGCTCCGATATTTCCGATCAACGAATCGTCTGATTGTCTACATCAGCGGGAATACGATTTGGGAGGCGAACGCAATCGGCACTAAAAGCCGAGGGTTATCCATTTCTAACGATTTAAGTGTAGCAGCCATCACGGATGGCCTCACGATTGGTGACTCCGGTTATTACTTATTTTGGGATGGGATTGACCCGTACCTCTATTTTGATACGAACGACTATTTGTGGTACGACCGCGATCTCGATACGCACGGGGGCCTTAACGTCGTAATCAATAGCGCTGTAGAGGCAAAGCTGAGCAGCAACGGACTAATTGTAAAAGGTCTGTCCGTGGATTCGACGCTTGCTTCTGCGCCTCCTGCTGATAACACGCTAAAAGTCGGTAACTCCAATTTCAGCTTGTACTGGGATGGATCCAATAGCTTCATTTACCTGGGAGCGTCTGACACCTACTTCACGCACGTTTCCGCAGCAAGCGTTCTTGACCTCTACATCAACGGCTCTGCTATGTGGCAGACGGGAACCGTCGGCACCAAAGTTAAAGGGCTAGCTGTTTCCTCCGGTTTGAGTCTGAACCCTGTAGCTGGGAGAGTCACGGTCGGTGACGCCGACTTTTATTTATACGATGACAGTACCGACGCCTTCATCCACTTCGACGGTACTTCGCCTAATGATGCCTACCTAAAATTTGACCGGAGTTCTACCGGTTTTGAGTTTTATACGTTGAACACTAAAAGGCATGCATGGACGTTTGACAGTGGGTGGATGCTTGGTCAATCCGGCCTTACTGGTCTAGTCGATGAAGGGGAGTACACTTATGACAGCTCTAGGGGTCTGTGGGCTGTTCGAGACCAGAATAACACTGGGTCTGTGAATACGCATGTGAAGAAGGGTTCTTCGTCACTGATTCGTAAAGTTTTTGCTTACCCTTTGACCATAACAACCACTGAAACAATCATCGCAAACGCTTGCGTTAAGGCTGGAAGGCAAGGCTCGAAAGTATTTCGATTGATCACCTGGGGAACTGCTGTAGGGAATGCGTCCAATAGACTTTATTTGAGGCTTGGGGTACGGGAAGGCGTCACAAACCAGGAAATTCAAAACTACTTTTTCGAGCCTGACGCCCCTAACACCGATGACGACGTTAGGGATCAATGGTGGGCCGAATGTTTATTTGACATGGCCACTGGCGGTACGAGCGCGAGAATCAAAACGTTCTCTCGGATGGCAAAGCACGAATCATCCGGTGTTGCTGCCACAACGATAAACGCCTCCACTAGTTATGATAAGGTAGTTGGTGTCAATATGGATTCATCAGACCTGATACTGTATCTCAGTGCTGATACCGACGTGGGGACAGTGACTGTTAACGTGCGGAGCTTTTTGGTAGAAGAACTGTTCGGGCAATAGAGAGGAAAAGTAGTAATGACGAGTAGAGAAGAGCAAATCAAATTTGAAAAAGAAAAAGACCAGTACGTCCAGAAACTCTTGGAGGGCAAAGAACCGGTACCAAATGAGGTATCCTCTTTTTTGCTGGAAAAATTGAAGGATACAAATGCGGAATTCAAGGCCGTGCTCCAGACTTTGCAGCAAGCTGAACAAGTGGTGGCGCAAAGCAAACAACGCGGGATCGAAATCCGAGGCGTGCTGAAACAATATGCGGACAATCTTTACGAGCAGCGAAAAGACGCTGACTCCCCAGACGAAAAACGCATAGTCACTCCGTAGATTTCGACAACCCAGGCCAGCTGCACGCCTGGCCTTGACCTAATCTGGCCTTTTTGGGACCCTTTCTACAAACCCTTTGAACCGGCGGCTCCCCGTTCAGGTGTATGGCAGGCTCGGAATGGGCCGAGCCTGCCAAGCTACAAGGCTGGGGTGAATGAAGACGCTAATCTGGAAATACCTTGGTGCGATGTTCATGGAGCCTAAAGGCCCTAACGGTGAACAGGCTGTCAGTTTCACCCGATTTTTGGGCTTTATTCTGTTCATTGCGTGCCTTTGCATTTGGGTGGCTGGTACCTTTACCGCAGAGCCTTTGACCATTGCAGATGGGATGCTCTACACGCTGTGGGGGCTGATCGGGATCAAGGGGGCGAAGGACGTGGCGATCGGATTGCGTCGAGAGGGCAAGCCGTGATCCAGAAAATAGTCAATTGGCTTAGAGACTACTGGCAATTGACTTTACTGATCCTGGTATCACCCCTGTTGCTCCTTTTCTGGATCACCAAAAAGTCTGGAAAGACGCCAGCAAACACGCTTGAGACGGAGTTGGCGGCGATCAAGGCTAAACAGGAAACCCGAAAGGTTCAGCTCGCGCATGGCGCTGAGAAGGCAAAGCGGCTCGTAATGTTCAAGTACGCGCAGAAGCGTCAAAGTCTGGACGCCAAACAGCGAGCTCGGGTCAAAAGTCTGGAAAACAATCCCGAGGAACTCGCGGCGCTTCTGGAGCGTTTGACACGGCGACCGGATTGAGTTGCGATTGCTCACGCCTAGTGCGACGGGACACCGTCTTTGCTCCCCTTTTTTGTTCTCTCCGGGGAGGCACTAGGCCCAAAGACTGGAGGACCCCGTGAGATTGCTCCCAGGCATAGCCCTGAGCGTCGGTTTCAGCCTGTTCTCGGGCTTGGCAGGGGCTCAGACAGCCTGTGACCCTAATGACCCCCAGGATTGCGTCCAAAACGTCTCTATGGGCGAATCCGTACCCTTCCCGGGGATGCTCCTGAGCTATCGACGGGCGGCTCGGATGGTGGCCACCACCGAGCTGTGTACCGAGCAGAGAGCCCTCGACCGCGCCCAAGCCGAAGAAATCCACCAAATTGAGCTTAACTTACTGAAAGAACGGCAGAAGTTGGAAAAAGAGGCGTTTGAGGCCCAAATTGACATGATGCGTCAAACGATCGTCCCGAGGTGGTATGAGCAAAATTTTTTTGTGGCTGGGGTGGCTGTGGTGGCGACCATCGGTATTTTTTTTCTTGCTACCCAGGCCGTGAATTCGGCTGCTAAGTAGCTGTGATTACTGGTGAACTTTTTTTTTGAAAAAAGAACCTGACCGTTTTCCGGGTCCGGCGTTATACCTAGGTAGAGCTTGTCGCTCTAGCTAGTCGCTAGTCGTTTCGTTAACAATTAACCGTGTTTTGTCTCTTGAACCGTGTTTGGTGAAATACTCACGTAGTTCGTTGAAATCATCAAATGAATCAAATTCCCGCCCGTTGCCCCCGGAAACGCTTCCCCAGAGCGTTAGGGGGCGGGGATCCGTTAGACCTCGAAAAGGGATTTCTAGTAGTCAATATTAATTTCCGTTCAGAACCGATAAACGGAAAGACGATTTTTTAGAAGTTTTAACAGTGGCCCGATTAACGGAAAAATGGTCACTTCGTGCCCATTTTCCGTTAATCGGGAGGCGGGGGGGCCTACGGCCCCCCTCGCCATTTGGAATATCTACGTAATGACTGGGAAGAGAAGAAGCTATGATTCTGAAGGTTACCATACCTAAGACCTATATCCAGTCATGGTCCTACCAGGAGATCAACCACCTAGATTTAGAGTTACGGTACCCAACGGATATGGCTGAGGCTATAGCTTCTGGATTTGCTAGGTCTTTCCCCGTAGGGGAAGGTCAATGGGATGGGTGGATTAAGCTCCTTCATCGGCCTATGACTATGGATCCGTGGTTCCCTACTGGTCTTCTTCCTCGGGTACTCCGGATTTGCTCCAAGATGGGCTTCCCAGTCCAAATCGAGGACCAGAGGTTGCGTCCAGAAGAGGGATTTCCAGAATTCGTCAAAAAACCCATTGTAGATCGGGCATATCAGTTGAAGGCGGTGGATCTGGCTATCCAGAAAGGTTCCGGTGTTCTGGATATGGTACCTCGTTCTGGAAAGACGAGGTGCGCGTGCGAGATTCAACGGCGTATCGCTCTGCCGACGCTGTGGATTGCTCCAACGGATCGAATCGTGCGCCAAACGCAAGGAGTTCTGGAAAACTTTTTCGGCCGTAACTACGCGATACATCTGGTAGGAACGGCGAAAACTGAGGAAGTGATGTTCACCAACGTTGTGGTTTGCACGGCGGCCACCGCTGTGCGCCTCAGTCCAGAATTTTATCAGACCCGGAAAGTCATCATCGTGGACGAGTTCCATCGGTCGGCCGCGAAGACGTACAAGCAGATCTTCGCCAAATGCGCCCATATCTACTACCGGTTTGGGATGACCGGTACCTTCTTTCGGTCCGGTCTGGATGGCATGGCCATGCACGCGTTGCTGTCCGATACGATCTACCGAGTGACCGCGAAAGAGCTTCTGGAATTGGGATTCCTGGTCCCCACGAAGGTGGTCTTTCTCCCAGTCTTATCGCCTCGCTTGCGGAACTTACCGGATCAGAGCTTCCAGAATGCTCATGGCAAATTCGGTATCCAGAATCATGACCATCGCAACCAGCTTGTGACGATGGCGACGGTCTATTTGTACCAGGCGGGAAAACGCGTGTTGGTGCTCGTGGGCACGAAGGCGCACGGCCGGCGCCTGCGAGATGCGATTCAAGGCTACATCCAACCGGCTCCAGAAAAAGCTAGATTCCAGAGCGTGGAGTTCCTCAACGCGGAAACGCCTCGACCGATCCAAGGCGAGGTGATCGAAAGTTTTCTGGAAGGTAGGGAGGTGAAGGTATTAATCGGTACCAGCTTGCTCGGCGAGGGCGTGGACCTCCCGAGCGCGGATGCGCTCGTCTATGCGCGCGGGGAGAAAGCTCGGGTATCGCTGACCCAAAACGCCTATCGGGTCGGGACTGCCACCCCAGGCAAAACGCAGGCTCTGCTCGTGGATTTTGCTGATCGCCACAACAAGCATTTGATGCGACACAGCTTGAATCGTCTGGAAGTTTACCATGCTGAAGATACCTTTTCAGTTGAGGTGTTACAGGATCCCAATGGGTTTCTTCCTTGGCTTCGAGAGCATAGCGGTGAAAAAGTGTCTGACTGATTTTCTGGATTGGCGTTATTCCTAGGTGATGGGAATTGCTGCGATGGATTTGACGTGCTACTTGGGAAGGGTGCTTCCTTGGCACGCGATGCCCGCTGGACCTCAAGCGTCCCGCGTATTGGTCTGGCGGGCAATTTTTTCTGGAGAAAAAATGAGAGAAGAGCGACAGATTTCAGCCGTGGAGCTGTCTGAACGACAAATGCGTGTGGCGATGACAAGCCCTTCGCATTTGAAGCGCTGGATGCATGAATCAAATCGGCGGTGGGTGGTTTTGAATGGCGATCACCTAGTAGACGCGTTACCTTGGCCGGATGGCGTGGAGTCGTTCATGCAGTTGGTAGCTTGTTATCGGGATCATCGGTCGACTTTGCCGACCGGTGATACTGAGGTTGTGGTACATCCAGAAACGGGAAAGAAGCATGAGGTTCCGTTGTACCATCCAGAAACGTTGACGGTGACTGAGCTTGACCGAGCGATTCGTTGGATGATTGGGCAAGTAACGGCGTTGGACGCTACGTGGAGAATCGAAAATGAACCGTTGTGACAACGGTTAGCTAAAATAAAGGGGGCGCACGGTCGTGCCAAAACGGAAGAAGTATCTCGGCCCGGAATCGGATTTTTTTGACAATCTGAAGGGTCGTATCGTCAAGATTGAGTTCAACACGGTTCCTGCTCGGAAGGGGCTGCTTGCTCGATTGGACTGGGTTGATCGTTATACTGTTGGTGTCCGTGACCCTCAAACCGGACGTAGGATCATGTTGTACAAGCAGAGCATTCACACTCTTGAGAGGAGCGATGGCGATGGAACTGCAATCAATTCTGGACGATTATAATTATTACCGGTCCTATACGGCGCACGTGCAGCAGATGAGGGCCAAGGGCGGTTACGTTCGGCAATTGAAAATGCGAACCAAGAAGGAAGATCGGCAGCCATTTTTTCAGGCGATGGCTGATTTTTGTCAGCAGCATCGTCTCGACCCGAAACTCTGGCTCTATCTACTTTTCAAGATACGGGGTTGGCGCGCGGCACCACGTGTTGATCAATTGGTACCCAAAAGCAAGAAAACGCTCCAGAAAAATCTGGAACTCTACGCCGACCTATCCGACCTTCCTCTTTTCCAGAAACACCGACATGAGAAGCAGCAGACGGCAGCGGTCCAGAATGGTACGGCTTGGGACGTCAACCGTGATATCGGTTACAGCACCGAGGCTTTAAAACGGCGGTACATCAACGAGGGCGATGCAGAGCGTTGTTTGAGTGAGCTCGAAGAGCGCACCTACGGGTTTCATCCCCGAAGTCTGGTATGCGCTCGATGTCCGTTGAAAACGGAATGCACGCAGAAACTCGAAGCGAAATTTGGCGCGCATATCGTGCCGTTACGTCGTGGAGACATCACGATCCAGCAGGCTCAGCAACTGACATTGTTTAGAAATGGTTAATAGGACACCGATCGAGGAGTCCCGTCATTTTCCGTTTGATATAGCCTTTCAAGGCAGCCTATTGCGGTTGCTCTGCGAAGATGACGGGTTTGCGCATGCTCTGGGGAAATACCTCCAGCCGCATTACTTCGAGAACGAAGTAATGGCGTGGGCGTATAGCTATTCGCAGCGGCATGTTGAGGAATACGGAAAAATGCCGTCATTGGGCGTGTTGCTCCAGAAAACCAGGACCATGGATGCCAGGGTGGCCCCAGTCTACACGGCGGTAATTGAGCAGGTGATGTTTGCGCCGTTGGATGATGAGCAATGGTTGAAAGATAACGTTCTGGATTTTGTGAAGCGCAACATTTTTGCTCGAACCTTTCACGAAAGTAGGGAGTTGTATAATTCTGGAAAGATAAGCTCTGCTTATGACCTGATGCAGGAACGGATGGAAGAGCTTTATCGGGTAAGCTGGGAAGAAGTCGATGATGGGTGGATCGCCGACGAGTATGGCGCTCGGGAAGTACGGCGTTCAATTGAAGATCCTGGTGATAACGTGGTTCCGACTGGGTTCAACTGGCTGGATCACATCCTAAACGGTGGCTTGAGTTTGGGTGAGCTGGGTATCTGGATTGCTTACTCAAAGGTCGGGAAAACGACGATGCTCGTCCAGCATGGCAAATGCGCCGTTCGAGATGCGTTCGTGCCCACTGCCCATTTCGTTTTCGAGAGTTCCAGAAAGCAGGTGGAAAACCGCTATGACGCTAGTTTTTCTGGAGAGCTGTACGCCAAGGTAAAATCCGGAAACACTGATGCCGAGCTCTATCAGAAGGCGTTTCGCAATTATCAGTTGCTCAAGGGTAAGTTGGTGGTGTCCGGGTTCGTCGAGCGTTGGAACTACACGGTCAAGGACATCGACGACAAGCTGAAGGAATTGAAGCGCTCACACGGTTTTCGGCCACGGTTGGTAATCGTTGACTACGGCGATTTGTTGACGGGTCGAGAGCGGCGTTACAATAACGAGTACGAGCGCCAAAAAGCGGCATTCCGGGACCTGAAGAGCTTAGCTAATAGAGGCTACGCTCTGTGGACTGCTTCCCAGGCGCAACGACCCAAGGCGGGTGTTGAAGAGCAAGCCCACTTCGTCAAAAGTCGTCAGATTGCTGACAGCTACGAAAAGATCCGGGTGTCTGATTTCATTGGAAGCTTGAACCAAACTCCTGATGAGAAAACGGACGGCGTGATGAGGCTTTATGCGGAGTTGTATCGCGAAAATTCGGCGGACTGTTGGATACCGGTGAAGGCTGACATGGCGCGAATGACCATCGAGCAACAGGACGGTATTGCGTCGCCATCGATGCCTGTGCAGCAATCGGCGTCTCTTGGCTTTGTGCCACCGACTCAGCTACATGCGCCGATCTGATGCTGTTACGCACTGCTATCCAGAATTTCGATGTGGCGAACTACGTGCTGGGCCATGGTGCTGAGCCTGGGAAGACTGACGAGTGGGTGCTGACATGCCCGATGTGCGGTAAGAAAAAATTGGCCGTTCATATCGAGCGGCGCACCTGGCATTGCTGGATTTGCGAGCAGTACGCGGTGGGTGCGGATGGTCGTAGGCGTCCGGTTCGTGGCGCTGGGGGCGTTCTGGATCTGATCCAGCTCCTGGAGGGCGTCGAACGCGAGAGGGCTATCGACATGGTGCTGAGCGGTGCCATGTTTGGCTACGTGGATATCGGGTTGGTGCCTCCCGAGGAGATGGCCGACGATATCCATCGAGCGTACAAACCCGCGCCATCAATACCTTTTCCAGATTTTTGGAAACCAGCTACCGGCATATTGCCGTTTTGCCAAAAACGTGGTATCTTGGATGCAGATATCCGTATGTTTGGGATTGGCTGGTGTGATGCTGGCCGTTGCGCGGGGCGTCTCGTGTTTCCTGTCTGGGAAGAGCAGCGGTTCGTGTACTACCAAGCCCGGGCGATGTGGCCCCTTCGGGCGGGAGATATCAAGGCGCTGAATCCTCCGGCAACGGAGGGTGCAGCCGTGAGCAGTGAGGTGCTGATGAATCTGGACCAGGCGAGGCACTATCCTAGGGTGGCGGTCGTTGAGGGGCCTACGGATCTTGTCAGGACCGGACCGGATGCCGTGTGCACGTTCGGGAAGCAAATCACGGCGCCTCAGATTGCTAGGCTCAGACGTGCTGGCGTCCGAGCGTTGGATTTGATGTGGGATGGCCCGAGCTCGACTGAGCCTCGGGGAGCATGGGATGAGATGCTGGCGGTAGCGCCAATGTTGGCAGCGTTGTTTGATCTGCGATTGGTTTGGTTGCCGCATGGTGATCCAGGGGACCATTCCAGAGAGGCATTGAACTGGTTTCGGTATCACGCTCGATCGGTGGGTGGGGCATCCGATATCCAGGTATTATGAGGTGCGAGGTGCGAGTATGAGGGCTTTGAACGAACGTGTAAAAACAGACATGAGGTTACCGCGCCGGCTGGTCGTGCTCATCGAGGAGGCCTCGCTTCAATTGGGAGTACCCAAGAACGCTCTCATGGTGATCGCTGCCGCGAAGCTGGTGGCCGAGTTGTCCAAAGGCGTCACCCCAGGCAAAAAACGTCTGAAAATGTTGGATGAGCTGGAAGAGGAAGTCCAGAAAGTTTTCGATGATGCCAAAAAACGTGCGTAGATTCAGTTGATTTGCGGGCATCGAAAAAGTTGCCCGATGTCATCCTTTTTTTGTTGCATATACCGGCGTTCTGCCGGTATGCGCCTCTCGTAGGCAAAAGATCTTTGACGCGGTAGGTCGATTATTTGCGCGGTGAAACACCGGCAAAGTGACGAACTATTTTTTGCGTCGGATCGGCTGTCGAGTTATGGCAGGCGGAATGCAAATTTGCGGGCTAAATGGCGTAGGTAATTGGGTTGGGGGGTTGTTATACTCAATATCAGATCGTC